GACGCCGGCGTGTCTATTAAGTGAAGTTAAGCGGCAGTGAAGTTAAGCGGCAGTGAAATTTCACTGCCGCTTCACTTCACTTCATCGACTCATAACCCCTGCCTTGCGGGAGGGAGAGGCAGGTTGCTTCTCTCTGCGTATTCCTTGCCGATTTGCCAGACGCGGTTCTTAGTGGAAAAGATTCTCCACCCGCGTTTGGGGCCAATCTTTTTCAAGTCGGCAACGATCTTGTCGTGCGGCACTCCCGCACAACACCTCTGATAAATCCACTTGTCGCGTGCTTCGGTTTTCTTGTCCCGCTTCGCGGGCTTCGGAACCTTCTTCGCCCGCGACGACTTCGCTCCCAAACTCACGCGGGTAGCTTCATCGGTGAGCTTCGCTTTCGCCGTCTGCCGATCAGCCCACGCCAGCGCGTATTCGTACACTTCGCGGAGAGTGTAGTCTTTCGCACGCAGTCGTTCCTCGGGCATTTCAACAACACGAGCCAGGTGCATCCATTCTTGAAGACCTTTCGGGCGACCCAAGTGCCGAGTCTCCAGGGTGTCGCGAGCAGCTTCGAGTCCGGCTTGAATTGCCTCGATCCCTTCCTGAATCACCCGCCGCTGCGCCTCTACGGCCTCTCGATATCCCGACGAGTTGATCCCCTCGATCATCGCGTTCACGAAGGCTTGCATGCGCGTTTGGATGCGCTCCCACGCGGCCCGCATCTCCGGGTCGTTATCAACGCGTTCTTGGAAGGCTTGGCCAGCGAGCACATCGCGGGGCGCGGAGTCGTTCGACATGAGTTACTCCACGAACACGGGCCGGCTCGACCGGCGCTCGCGTCGTGGAGTAACCGCGGTCGCCGGTCGAGCGTCAGCCGGTAGCTACTCCGGCCTTCCCGCTGGACGCACTATACCACCTCTCCCCTAACCCTTCCCTGCCGAAATCTGACCCTCGATTTTTGATCGCAGTTAAGAGATCGACCGGGCGCGAGGGTGATCGGCCGAAAACCAACTCCCAAACGCAGGCGCGCAAAGCGAACCGCGTTTCCTTTCGTTTGTCACATTGGATCGACTGTAACGTTCGCGACTGAACACGGGCGTTTGGTGGTGATGGCGACTGCGAGTGAAAAAAATCCTTCGCGAAGTGGACTGCGGAGTGGGCGTTTTTGGGAAGTGTCCGGACCCCGGTTGACGGCGCTTAAGCGCCTTGCCTTGCCTTTTAGAAAAATACTTAAATAGCTAGGCTAGGCATTAATATCGCTTAAGCGCTAAGCCGTCGAAAACACCGCGCCGTTTCGGGCACCCGTCGTCAGGGTCGGCGCCGTTCATTTCAACGGCGCCGTGAAAAGGAACGGCGCCGTTCCTACAACGGCGCCGTTGAAATGAACGGCGCCGTTACCCCAACGGCGCCGTTGGGTTTTGAAAAGGTTACGACGGCGCCGATGGGGGGAACGGGGTTACGACCGTGCGAGAAGTCGGCGCTTGACGAATTGGTGAACGTCGGGTAAGGTTCTCTCCGCTGACCGGTTTGCAAGCGACCAGTCCGGGGTTCGACCCATCGCGTGATGGTGCCCGTGGCTGATTAGGTGAGCCGGCGGCGCACAGAGTTCGTTCATGACCCCATCGTTTCGATGGGTCCCCGACGATTCTCCGTCGGTGGACAAAACCCCGTTTGTTCCAGCACTTCGTTTCACTGGCACCGGTAAGGTGTGGCGTGTTTGGCTGCTCGCCGATGTGCGGTGCATGGCCGTGCATTACCAGCCCGGCCAGAAGACGCAACCGTGCCTCGCGGAGTCGGGCGAGTGCCCGTACTGCAAGATGCCGACCTGGTGGGAAAGGACCGAGGCGTATGTCCCGGCGATGCTGGAAATAAAAAAACTTCCGGACCCGAGTTGGCAACCCATCCTCGCGATCCTGACCAAGGGGTGCGCAAAGCAGATGGGCGTGAAGCCCCATCGCGGAAAAATGTTCGACCTGGAGCGGGCGACGAAGGGCTCGCGCTGTACGCCGCTCAATGCCAAACTCGTTCAGGTCAGCGACCCGCTGCGACCGTCGTTCGACATCGAGCCGCTGATCCGGCGGCTCTGGTGGGCGACGGCCGACATCGGGGCGGTCGAGCTGCCCGAGCCGATCCCCATCCCCGTCGAGGAAGTGCATCGCGAACCGTTCGTGCCCGTGCTTCAGCCGCTCATGCTCACCGAGGAAGAGAAGACTCGCATGCGCGAGCAGGCGCAGCGGCTCGGCCTTGCGAACTTCGCCGCGAAGATCGGCAGCCCGGAACCGGATTCGCGTTCTCACGCGACCGAGGCCGTTCCCGCCGCTCAGTCAACTCCCACATCGGCGACCCAGCCGACCACGTCACCACCGGCCGCTGTGGTCGAGCCTGCCACACTCGACGGGCTAACCATCAAGCCCGAACCCGGCGTGCTCTCCGGGACGCTGGTGAAAGCTGCCGGCCCGGATCAATCGCCGCAGACGAAACCCGCGCCCACCAAGCCGCTCCCGCAACCGCGGGTGTCCATGACACAGGCTGCGTTGAATCGCATCGACTCGACGCTACAGCAACGCGAGGCCGGCGACCGGCAAGCGACCGTCGGCGATCTGCTCCCGAAGATCCTCAACACCCCGTCCAACGGCCAGCACACGAACGGCACGGAAGGGGGAACCAAGTAATGACCCCCGACCAAATCCCCGTTCGCATTCCCGAATCCGTTCGGGAACTGATCCTCGACGTCGACGCGCTGCGCTACCTTCAGAAGCTCTATCGCCAGACGACGGACTGCGCCACGCGGCGTGAGATTGAGTATCTCGAAAAGGTGATCGATCGCCGGTTACTCGAATGCGGCGCGATCACCGGCCACGATTCCGAACTGCACCTGGTGGCGATCGCGGCCCGGGTGAAGGGCAATCGCGAGGCGATGAAGGGAGGTGCACGTTGAGCACTCCCAATCAATCCTGGTACCAGAATCTCGAACCGTCGCTTCAGTCGATCTTCGATTCGGCGGCTCGCTTTGCCTCCGATGACAACCTCGATGCGCCGACCGAGTTTGTTCTTCAGCAGGTCGACGCCTCGGTCGGCATGATGATCCAGGCGTGCCAGGCTTTTCTGGCTCTGCCCGTTGACGAAATGGCGAACGTGCCCGGTGGCCTTCGTGCTCGCGCGATGGCCCGGGCCGCGATCACCGCGGCGAAGGAAGGGGGGCTGCTATGAAACACCCCCAAACGGTTTACCGCGGTGCGCGGATCTACGACAAGCAAGTGAGCGTGGGCGTCCGCGTCACAGTGGACGGCGAAGTCTTCAGCCCGCGCCGCTCTCGCCTGGTCAAGGACATCAGCCAGAACTTCGAGTGGTCGTACTCCGGCGCGGGACCGATGCAGCTTGCATTGGCTCTCGTGCTCGACGCGACCGACGACCGGGACCTCGCGGAGTTGATCTACCCCTACTTCCGCTACGTGGTGATGTGCTGGCCGTCGGAAGGCTGGTCGATTACCGCGGGCGAAATTCAGACGTGGGTGGAGCAGGCCGAGCGGGAAACCATCCTCGAAGCGTTCGACGCCGCGGATGGTCCGGTGATGGGCTGCTTCGCCGTTCCCCACTGTCGCGTCTGCGGATGTACCGAGGATGATTGCTCGCAGTGCATCGAAGCGAGTGGTATGCCGTGCTGCTGGATGGAGGATGAGGATCCGCCCATCTGCTCGCGGTGTGCGATCGAAGACGTCGAGGCGCTGATTCGCGGGGAAGGGGGTGCCGCTTGAACACGCACTCCCCGACAACCGTGTCCGTAACGAACGTGTGCAGTGTGCCGAAGTGCGGTAAGCCGCTACCGGTTCACTCGCTCATGTGTCGCGACCACTGGAAGCTGCTCCCCCACGCGACCCGCGCGAAGGTGCGTGTCGCGTGCGAGAAGTTCCGCGCCGGCGAGCTGTCGGCCGACGAACTCCGCAAGGTCCAAGTCGCGGCGACGAAGGCCGTGCTCGCAAAGCAGCGGAAGGGGGTGGATCGTGGCTGACACGCAAACCGTCCCCGACCTTCGGCCCTGCTTCGTGCAGCTCGCGAAGTGGCTCGACGGCGAGTCGGACCGGGTCGAGCAGATCGGCGTCAATGAGACCGTCGTTTACAGGGAGACTCGCGATTCGGCTTCGCGGATCCGCGGCCGGGCGATGATGTGTCGCCAGACCGTTCTGGAGTCGCCACGGGGCGCCCAGATCCTCGCCGCGGAAGGCGACACGGCGATCGTTGTTCCGCTCGCGGATCTGGTCGAACTCGCGCAGCTCGGCAAGCTGATGCGCGACGCGCAGTCGCGTTACTTCGCCGCCCGCGACGCGAAGCGGGGCATCACCGCGGAAGGCGAACTCCTCGCGGCGAAGATCGCCGAGAAGCGATTCGACGCCGCGGTGAAGAAGATCCTCGAACGCAAGCGGCAGCCCGAAATTCCAGGGGTGGGCGATTCACCGACGGGTGAAGAAGGAGGTGGTCTGTTCTAGCCTCTCACTGCTTCCGCTTCCGGCTGCCTCTTCCAGGAGTAGCAGCCGGAAGCGGCACAGTTGGCTTGGGCGGATCACCGTTGGGCTTTGCGTGCTTGGGCTTGCGAGTCTTCCTCACGGTCAACGGTCGACCGCGTCCATCCTCCCGCGACGGCGGGATAAACGCGTCGACGTCGGCGGTCTTGAGGAGTAGAGTTCCGCGACTGCTGCCCACACGACACGCCGCGAGCAGCCCGGCGTTGATCCAATTCTGAATCGTCTTTGGCGACCAGCCCTTGCGCGCTGACGCCTCTCCGACCGTCTCCAACCCGACATCACTCAAAGAAAATTCCAACATGAAGGCCCTCCGTTTCCCTTACTTTATAGGCATTTGGCGTATGGTGCGAAAATATATTTTGGAATTGGTGAAACATATTGGCGTCTGGTGCGTATATATAAGTGTGGGGCGGGTGATGATGGTGACGCAAACGGAGGGTGATGAGATGAAGACGATGGACGCTGCGGTTGCGATGTTCTGTGGGGTGTGCGGGGTGATTGGTGCGGTGTGCTTCGGCATCATCGGCCAGTGGTGGGTCGCGATTGCGGTCGGCGTGTGTGCGGCGTCGAGCATCGCGAAGGGTGTTCGGAAACTGCGGGCGTAACGCGGTGCGGTGGGCGCGGGGCGAAGTGTAGTAGCCCCGCGAGTCTTCAACGGAGGGTGCTGCGATGCGTGCGATTTGCATTAAGTGCTGGAACCCGGACGCACTGGTGACGATGGACCTGGATGGGACCAAGCAGTTCCGATGCACCGAGTGCGAAGAGGAGTTCGAGTGCAAGGAGGTGCGGGAGACTCTTGAGGCGATGAAGGCGGGCTGGGAGAAGCTGATCGGCTGGGCCGAGAGCTACCCGGGGGAAGCGAAGTGAACGCGAACCCGGCGGCTGAGTGACAACGGGGTGTCACTCAGCCGCCCCAACGGAGGAACCGGACATGATCGGCATCGGCGCTGTGGTGATGGGCAGCATGGGCTTACTGCTCGCGATCCTGCTCCCATGTGGGATCGCGATGAACCGAGCGAACGCACGACGGAGGGCCTCACGATGACGACTGAAAAGAGGCTGGTGTACTTGTACTCGAACGGCAAAGGGCAGTGGTTTGCGAAGTGCTACTGGTGTCACTGCTCGACGGCTTCGCACGATTCGCCTGACGATCTGCGAATCCTCGCCGACGCGAAGAAGAAGGACTGGCGAATCGAGATGCGAGGCGATGGACAGTACCGGCTGACGTGCGACACATGCGTGCGGCGCGGCCGGTGAGACAAGTCGGGCGGGGCCAGTCGGAAGCCGAGTAGTTTGGCGGCTTCCGGCGGACGCGGGACAAGAGTGATGTTCCGCTGCCCCGTTCCGGCTTTACGAAAAGGCGGGCTGGGTCGCTGGTTGTGTTCTGGTGATTGGGTAAGCGACACATGGGTTCTCTCCGAGGGGTGTTCCTTCGGCCCATACCAGCCCGCTGAACACACGGCCCGCGGGGATTGGATAGCGAATGCTGCGGCGTTACGCCGTGGATGATCGCGAGTGCCCTTCAGTTCGAGACGCTTCAGGTCGGAGTCATCCGAGTGCTTCGCACCCGCAGGGCGGCTCCTCCAGAAGCGCAGTTCCGAAAGTGACCGACCCCGCGGGCCGTCTTTCAACCAACAGCGTGAGGGTGATTCGATGAGCGCGTTAGACCAAGCGGCGAAGTTGAAAGCGGCACGACGGGCGGAACTCGCCGCGGCCGAAGAGGAACGCCAGCGGCAAGAGGAAGCCGCACGTCGAGCATCGAACGAGGCACTGAGTGCGGCCGTCAGAAGTCTCCTGGAAAGATCCGAACTTGCATGGCTTGAACCGCTCGTGTCGGAGGTCAACTTTCAAAGTGACACGCTCGCCACGATCTCGTTCCAGGTGCCCGGCCACCGTGCGATCTATACCAGCTTCAGTCGCACCGGGGTTGACCCATTCGCATGGGCTCATCTTCCCTCGGTAAACAGTCGGGCCTTCAATTGGACCGCGGTCGATTCGCGCGGCAATCACCCCCAATGCCAAGACATCTCCGACGCGCTCATCGCCGCAGAGATCGAAGGCTGGACGCCGCCCAAGTCGCCGGTGAACAAGGAACTGCTCGAAGCTGAAGTGGCAAAGATCTGGCCGGCGATGTTCGCGCATGGCATGCCCGCGGACGTCGCCCTGGAGCTGCTCGAAGAGAAGACGGAGGAAGACGCCGAAGTGAACGCGGACGCGCTGCTGATACATGCAGTCGCGTGGATGGCGAACACTCGCCCCACCGATGAGCAGATGGGCGCCTTCACCCATGCGGATGCAGGCATGATCGGCGGCGAGGTCCTCATGAGGAATTTCGACAACGCCGAGGCACGCCGCAAACATCTGGCGAACCGACTCTGTGAACGGGAACTGACCGACCCCGCATTCGCCGGTCCGTGGCTGGAGTGGTGCGGCCAGATGCGGCACGCGATCGCACTCTGTCGCGCGGTTGCTGCGGAGGCAAGCGCGCAAGGAGAACCGAAGTGAAAGACGACACCAAGCAATACCGCACGATCGACAAGTTCGATCGACTGATGGGCGCACTGGTCGGACTGCCCGACGTGACGCACACCAAGCCAACCACCTGCGCTGTTGTCTCGCCCCTGATCGGCGAGGCGCAGACGTTCATCATCCAGACCTATCGCCAGCGTGAAGTCGGCGACACGATCTTCTTGCAGTACGTCGACGGCGAGGGCAGCGTCCGCATCGCGATCCCGCCCGAAGTGGCCGACGCGATCGCACGTCAGCGAGACGCACTCACGAGCAAAGTCCGCAAGCGAGTCGCACGCGACCAGGCCGCGGCACGCAAGGCGCGCGGCGAGCGGCCGGCGTTCCTGAAGAAGAAGGGCCAACCGAAATGAGCAAGCAACGCGAACTACCGACCGCGAGCCTCTCGCTCCACCCCGAAGCGGGAGTCGTTCCCGAGATGCCCGAAGATCAGTTCAAGCTGTTCCTGGCGGACATCGAGAAGAACGGCATTGAAGACCCGCTCGCCGTGTTGCCCGGAACGAAGATCGTCATCCGCGGCCGGACTCGGTTGCGCGCCGCCAACGTCCTCAACCTGCCGTCGGTCCCGGTAGTCGATGCGGACCTGCGCGGGCAATCGCCGGCGATGTACATGATCCGCGACGCCGTGCTTCGCCGCCAGCTCACCAAAGATCAACGCGCGGCCCTGGCTGCCGAGATCGAAGAGGACCTCACCAAAGCGGCGAAGGAGCGACAGCGGGAAGGCGGCAAGAAGGGGGCAGCAACCGCCGGACGTGGGCGTCCGAAGCAGGGCGATAATGGGGTTGTGGCGAATTCGCCACAACCCAAACCGGCTCCGAAGTCCCGGGACACCGCCGCGGCGATCGCCGGCGCGAAGCCCCGGGCCGTGTCCGACGCGAAGAAGTTGAAGAAGGTAGACCCCAAGGGATTCGAGCAGGTGAAGGCCGGTACCGTCACGCTCGCCGCGGCGAAGAACGCCGCGGGCATCACCACGCCGAAGAAGGATCCCGCACCGTCGACACAACCGGCCGGGACGCCCCTTGATACCATCCAGAATTTCCCCACCGAGGCTCTCGCACCTCTGGCTCTCAAAGGCGTCCGCACTGTCGAGGACCTCGACGAGCAGCTCGCGGCCCTCCGCAAAGAGAGGGGCCGCAGCAGCGCCACACGCACCCATGTCCTGAGCAACCTGATCCCTGAGAACACGATGCTCGCCTGGAAGGCAGGCGACGCGCTGATTGATCATTTCGGGCCAACGAAGCAGCCGCCCAAACCCCCGCCTGCTCCGAAGCCATCCGATACCCCGCACGAACTCAAGCCCTGTCCCTTCTGCGAATCGTCGAACGTGGAGTACGTCAAGGGCCTTGGGATGTGCGTCATGTGTCATGAGTGCGGCAGCAACGGGCCGCGGAAGACGAGTGAGGTCGCCTGTTGCGTCGCGTGGAACAAAGCGCCGAGGGCCAAGAAATGAGCGAGGGTACAACACCGGTTGCTGCGATTTGGGCTGACCGCGAGCTGATGCAGACTACGGCCCTGGCGCTACTGGCGAACCTCAAGTTCGCGGTGTGGTGCATCGAGAACCCGGGCCTCGGACCAACGCCCGATGCGCTCGCCAACATGAAAACCGCAATCGCACAAGCAGAGGAGAACCTCAAGTGAGCACTTGGAGAAAGCGACGGGAAGCCGCCCGGCGATCGGCGTTCCTCAACTCGACACCGCCTGTTGAATGGAAGTTGACAGTCGCCGAGAGGTTCAAGCGGTATTGGGAACACATCCACCCCGACCCGCTGACCAGGCCCGACGACGAGTCGGCTCAGTTCATCGAAACCCGACGCTCGTTCTATGCCGGCGTCTTCGACATGATCGGCGCGATGCGGGCTATAGCAGAGCCGGGGGTAGCGGAGGAAGAAGGGACAGCGCACCTCGAAGCGTGTTACCTCGAATGCGTTGCCTTCTACGAGCGGATGAAAAAGCTGTACGGGATCGACTGACGACCGGTTGCTCCGGATGCAACCGCGCTAGAGGGAACCAAGTGGCCAAGCACAAAGCGGCGAAGCGGACGAAGCGCGAATCAGTCGGCGCGGACCAGATCATGAATGCCATCGTCGCGCAACTGGAGATCGCTGCTGAGATCGAGCGAGAGCTGAAAAAACTGGCGAAGGTCTACCAGTTGGAAGCCAAGCTCACCGTGGCCAAGTATTACGGGCTGACTCTCGCCCAGGTCGATCTGCCCTTTGTGGAATGGCGTTCATTACGCGACAGATACGAGCAGGAGACGGGCAAGAAGTTGTGATTCACGACCGGTTGCTTGTGGAGCAAGAGGTCGAACTGAGGAGATGCGATGAAGGCGAAACACACAAAAGGACCGTGGGCCGTTGAGAACGTGAACTCAGACGCACTGCACGACGTGATTATGGATTACCAGATTCCCGGCGCGGGCTTCCCATGTCTTGTCGCCACGGTGTTTGCTGACGATGATCCGCACCGGCCGGGTGACATTTCGAACGCCGAGGCCGAAGCGAACGCCCGATTAATCGCCGCCGCTCCGGATATGCTCGCTGCCCTGGAGGATGTGGCCACTGCGTGCGAAGGAACCGCAATTGTGCCCGTCTCTACCATTCTTCCGGCCGTGCTCGCCGCCTTAAAAAAGGCGAACCAATGACCGCTTGCTCTCATAGCAACCGGTCGAGAACCAAGGAGAAGCCGTCATGCAGGTGATCACGATCAAGCCCGAATGGCGAACGAGCACGGTGATTGCACTGTGTCAGCACATGCGTGACGCGCAGGACTTCGCGGCGATGCCGATTCTGGCCGACGCTCTGCAAGACGCGGACTGCGATAACGAGAATTTGTTGCAAGTGCTTCGTTTCGGATCTGGCAACTACGCCGAAGACGCGGCGATCGTGGCGATGATCAAGAGCCCCGATGCCGCCACCTCGGTTCGCTGGCTCCTTGCGTTTGCCGACGCCCACGATGGTTCCGGGTATGAGGACCATTATTCCCGGAAGTGGACATATCAGGACTTCATGGAAGCCGCCGCGAATTACCTTCGGACTGGTGACTACATCACCGGCGGAACCGAGCTCGAAGCCGAGAGTGTGCCTGACGTGTTCTGGGATCATTACCAAGCCATAACGGGTCAGCAAGTGCCGGAGTCGAAGCGAGGCAGCTTCTTCTCCTGCTCGTGTTGACCCACGACCACCTGCTACATCAGCAACCGCGCAAGGGAAGCAAGATGAGATGGAAGAGGATCATGATGAGGTGGTTCTCTACACGAATCAGGGTGCCCATGAAGACCTACAAGCCACCGGAGAGGGATGAAGCGGTCGCCTTTGTGAAGGCGATTCTCGACGGCGACACGAGCGCCGCCGCGGTGTTCGCAGACTGGCTGGAGGAACACGGCGACAAACGCGCCGTGTTGCTTCGCCGGCGTTGGAAGCTCTGGCAGAAGAAAATCGCGGAAGCAGACAAGCCCGAACGGGTTCTTATCAGGGATTGGAAAAGGAGGGTACGAGCTGCCCGCGCCCGATCTCTGATTGACCGCACCGACGAGGAGATACTTGAAATGGTCAAAGCGCACATCAGACGCAGTGCCGACTACTCATTCTGCAAGTACGTCCGCGAAAAGTTCCACGACGAGTACCTTTGGATCCCAATCGACACAAACTCCCAAGCGTACTTGTCGTCGTGAAGAAAGCCCGCATCGGATGCGTGGCTGCATGGGGCAGGGAATGCCCCTCCCCGGCCGCAAGGAACGCGGCCCGCCTGTGACGCCCGCGGGCAAAGCGTGGATCCCGTCCGTCCGCGGGTGTTCACAGGTCTTCAGGCCTGAGACTCAATATGAGCCGCGCGAACATCGATCGCATGTGCAAAGTCTTCGGCCTGGAAAGTCCTTTCAACAAGAGCGCTGAGGAGATCGCCATGAACCGCACGGCTCGCAAGAAGTCGCAGGGTCGGAAACCGTCGAAGCGCAAGCTGCTTTGCCAACCCGAGGACCTCTTTGAACCGATGCCGCCGCTGCCGGCCGATGCGATGCCGGCGACGATCGCGGACATGAACCAGGTGAAGGACGGGCTGGATATGCTCGTGACGATGGTTCAGCACCTGGTCGACCAGTCCGCACGACCGCTTGCTCGGGCTGCAACCGGTCAAACCGAACGCGTTGTTGAGGTCGTTCACATCGGGGAGCAGCTCTACCGCGAGATCAAGGCCCGGCTGGAGAAGGATTTTCCGGCCCTCAAAAAGCAGCGGAGCAAAAAGCGATGAAACGCAGGAAGCGACCGAAACCGAAGCTACTCGAATTGCAGATCACCGCCCGGCCCGGCAACGATGGGGAACGAGACGTGTACTTACTCGAGCGCAGCGGGCGGGAAGCGGGGGCTCGATCGCTCTTCATGTGGCACACCAACGCACCGCTGGCGACCGTTCGCCGCATCATCGCATGGGCCGAGGGGCAGCAAATCCGCATCGTTCAGGATCCGCCGGGAAACTTCCATGAAACGACCAAAGCATCTTCGCTACCGCTCCGAGGCTCACGCCCAAATCGAGAACGGGCCGATCGTAAACGAAGCGGACGCCGACGAGCGGGACGCCAAAGCGATCGGTAATCTGCTCCGCGTCGTGTTCAGCAACAAACCCAAACACCCCAAACGCAAGCGAACCAAGAGGAAGCCATGAACCGCGAAAGGCTCTTCGCCGAATCCCTCGATCGACTGGTTGCTCAGCATCCCTGCCTGGAAATGCGATTGGACTGGACAACGGCCATCGCGATGGTTGCTCACCTTCAGCTCGCCTTGCGGCATCCTGGAAACCGCGGCGAATCCGCCGGCCTGATTCGCACAATGCTCGACGATCTCTTCACGCAGATCGAACGCGTGGAACCTACGTTGGCCAAGTTGCTTCGCCTCGGCGATAATCCTCAGCACGACGTATAGCGCATAATCCAGGAGGGCAACGCCCATGCCCGCCGACCTCAGCTCCGACACGTTCATTCTCGAACTCAAGCCCGGCCCGGATCCGCTCAAACGCCAGGGCATCAACCGCGAACCAATCTACCGTCTACGACGCTTGCTGAAGCTCGCAGCTCGCGAATGCGGATTCCGGGTGAAGTGGGGACAGATCACGCCAGCGATCGAGCTACGCGAACCAGAACGCGAATACGGGGGCATCATGATCCGCTTCGCCGATGGGCCGGCTGCCGAGCAGCTCCTGATGTTGCGACGCGCACCGCTTTACATGCGAGTGGTCTTCAACACCCTAAAGCAGGAGTGGGACGCCCTCGACCAGCTCGTCGACAAGCCGGATCCGGGCGACGCCATATTCGTTTATCGTCGCGTAGGCGAGCCATCGCACGCGTTCATCGACTGGACCGAAAAGGGCCGACGTTGCGGCGGATGCTTCGCCAGTGCGTCGTATAGCTACGTGGCCGAGCAGCCCGACGAGGCGGTTGTTCGCAATACCGAGAAGTGGCGGGACTGGTGTTGGGCTCAGGTGAAAAAATCGCCCGAGCCGGCCCCGGCCTCTTCGGGTCCTTCCGCTTCGTGAATTTCTTCCGATGCCCATCAGGGAACTGTTGAGCTTTAGGACACAGTTTGTTTGGGAGGCTCGCCGTGCCGAAGTTCGAAGAGTTTACCGCGAAGCTGCTCGATGAAGTTGCGAACTCTCTGTCGGGACCGATGGGCGTGTTCACGACGACCGGCCCGAACACGATGCTCGACGGCGTCAGCTTCGAATCCATTCACAGAACGATGGTGCAGTTTCAAGCTGAGACGCGAAGGATCGAAGACGACCTCCTGGCCGCGCTGGGGGACTACATCGCCCGCAGCGGCGAGAAGCTGTACGTGTGGGCTGAGCGGCTCGACACGCCGTTCCCGGAGTTCGTCGAGATCCTGGGGGGCAAGCGTCGCCCGATTCCGGCCCGATTCTGGGACCAGGTACGGAGAGTGTTCGACGCGACTAAATCACCCCGCCTTTCCTGAATGACCCATTCCAACAACCGGTATCCGTCGTTGTGGCTCGCGCGTGCGGCGCGATAAGATGCGAGCCACACCAAGGGAATCACAGCCGTGAGCAAGGGCAAGCCCAAGCCCAAAGGGACCGGTTCGCGCAGCTCCAAAGCCGCCAAGAAGACACAGCGGTCGAAGGACGCCCCGCGCACCAAATCGAAAGCTGCGCCGCCCGCGAAGCCGCCCAAACCACCCACGACGTCAGCAGCTCCCGCCGGTGACGATTACGACAAGCACCGCGCCGCGATGGCCGTGGCCAGTCGCGCCCGCTCGCAGAAGGGCCGGGAGATCGGCGACATCCCGGATATTGAGGATCCCAAGCGGCGGGAAGCGTGCTCGAAGTCGCTCAAGCTCCACTGTGAGACCTACCACCCCGAAGCGTTCTATCTGGGCTGGTCCGACGATCACCTGCGTGCGATCGACCGGATCCAGGAGTCGCTCACGCAGGGCGGTCTGTTCGCGCTCGCAATGGACCGCGGCAAAGGGAAGACGACACTTTGCCGCGTGGCCGCGGAGTGGGTGACCCTCAACGCCATTCGCCGCTACGCGTTCGCGATCGGCGCCAACTCGCAAAAGGCCCTCGACACGCTCGATGCCCTGAAGTTGATGCTCCGTTTCAACTTGATGCTGGCCGCGGATTACCCGGAAGTGTCGTGGCCGGCCCGCTGTCTCCAGGGCATCGCCAACCGAGCGACGGGGCAAACGTGTAACGGCGAATCGACGCTGATTGACTGGTCGGGTGACACCATCGTGTTCCCCACCGTTCCCCCGCCGGCCAACTGGCCGAAACACTGGAAGCTCCGCGCCGACGGGATGGTCCCCACCTCCGGCGCAATCATCTCCGCATCGGGCTTAACCGGTGAGGGGATCCGCGGCAGCTTGAAGACGCTCACAACGGGCGAGATGGTCCGGCCGGACTTCGTGTTGCTCGACGATCCGCAGACGCCGGAGAGCGCGCGGTCGCTCATTCAGAACCAGGTCCGCGAGCAGCTCGTCTCGGCCGACGTGCTCGGCATGGCCGGGCCGGGTAAGACGATCGCCGCGGTGATGCCCTGCACCGTCATTGAGCCCGGCGACATGGTCGACCGGATCCTCGACCGCAAGAAACACCCGCTCTGGCGCGGCCAGCGGACGGGGATCTTGAAGTCGATGCCGAAGAACCTCGCGGCGTGGGATCCTTACTTCGACCTCTACAGCTCGTGCGCACAGTTGGAGCCGCCCGACTTCACGGAGTCGAACGCGTACTACCGTTCACACCAGATCGAGCTGGAAGAGGGTGCGGAAGCGAGCTGGAGGGACCGCAAGTTGCCGACGGAGGTGAGCGCGATTCAGCACGCGATGCACCTCTACTTCCGCGATCCGTTTGCGTTCTGGGCTGAGTACATGAACCAGCCCAAGCCGCTGCACGCGGTCGCGGCGTCGGTACTCGATCCCGAAGTGATCGCGAAGAAGGTGACCAACGTCCCGCGGCTCATCGTGCCGCGGTCCTGCACGCGGTTAACGGCGTTTATCGACGTCGGCGTGCACGTGCTCTGGTATTGCGTGGTTGGCTGGGATGAACGGTTCGGCGGCCAGGTGCTCGATTACGGTTCGTTCCCCGACCAGGAGCAGCTCTACTTCACCGCGGCCAGCGCCAGACTCACGCTCACGCAAATGCCCGGAATGGCGAACCTCCCCGCGGAATCGATCGTGTTCGCGGGGCTCTCGGCTGTTTCGCAGCGGATCCACGGCCGCAAGTACCTCCAGGAAGAAACCGGCAACGAACTCTCCGTCGAGCGGACGCTCAACGACGCCAACTACGGCCCGCTGACCGACGCGGTGTACGACTTCTGCCGGCGCGACAAACACTCCGATAAGCTGCTCCCCTCGCACGGGAAATACATCGGGCCGAAGGCCACGCCGATCGCCAACTGGCAGAAGCGCGAGGGTGAGCGGATCGGGCCGGGCTGGCGGATCTCCAACGCCGAGGCCGGCAAGCGTGGGCGGAAGGTTGTGTTCGACACCAACAAGTTCAAGACGTTCGTCGCGGAGCGGTTGCGCACGCCCTACGGCGCGCCGGGCTGCTTATCGCTCTACGCGGGCTCGCCGGCCGAACACCAGATGTTCGCGGACCACTGCGCGGCGGAATATCCGAAGCCGAAGCCGCCCAACGGGATCGCCGGATTCGAGGTCGACGAGTGGCTCGAACGCGTCGGGCGGGACAATCACCTGTGGGACTGTCTCGTCGGCTGCGCCGTGGGCGCGTCGATCCAGGGCGTGCGCTGGGATCCAGGAACCGCCGTCGGTGCGCCGCCACCGAAGAAGAAGTCGAAGAAGGTGCTCGACGTCGAGCAGTTGTACCGCGAGGCCCATCCAAATGAGGTGTGGTGATGAGTGAGGCGAACAAGAGCGACAAGCCCGGCAAAAATCCCTGGTGGGAACTGTTCGAGACGAGAGAGGCAATCCGGCAAATGTCCACTGTTGCGGACCTTGAGAAGCTCGCGGAGCGGGATGCGACAGTCCGTCACTTCTTCCGCGCGTGGCGGTACGGTGCTTTCGCGAGCTTTGAGCAATGCCTGATTGCGCTGGCGTTGCACCTGGCCGAAACGAATCGGAAATTGATCGACGCCCAAATGCGATTATCGATGCTCGCCGGAGTCGACTTCGCTCGCGACCTGGTCGGGGCGCACGCCGCGGCTGTCGGCAACCATGTTGTGCAGAAGAAGGTGGATCAGATCGTTCAGGAAATGCTCAGCCACGAACCGCCGCGCGAGTTCTCGACGCAAGGCAAGTCGATCGAGTTACCCGGCGACTTCGTTCCTCCGATCGAACGCGGGGAGGACAAGCCCCAGTGAGCATCTCTCCCTCTCGCTGTCCGAAATGCACCCGCCGAATGAACGTGTACACGACACGGACAACGGCGACGAAGACGATTCGGACGCGGCAGTGTTCCAACCCGGCGTGCCGGCATCAGATTCGAACCGAAGAGCGTGTCGTCTGCGCCAGTGTTCGACGCCGGCCGAAGAGCGAGGAACCGCGCCCGGCCGCGTGATGAGCGGCCCGTCTTTTCAAAAAAGTCCAGGCCCTGGACTTTTCTTCGCCAATTCACTTCCGCGAACCACCTCCCACGCTTCGCGCCGTCGCTCCCATCACGAAGAGTAAACGAGTACCTCGCGTTTGCTCTTCCTGACGGGAGCGCCATACCGTGGCCGATTCGACCGATCTCACGTCGGACATCGCGCAGCAAGCCGTGGAACCGGCGTCGTCTTCGGGCGATGGCCAATCCACTTCCGGCCGATCGATCGGCGACCTCATCAAGGCTCAACAGTTCCTGGACGGCAAGCGGGCGATGCGGAAGCGTCGCCGCGGCATCCGCATGACTCAACTCGTCCCGCCCGGCCCGCTCGACGATTGCGGCCGTGCGACGGGCGGAACCACTTGCGACGGGGGTTGCGTCTAGCGTGTTCGACTGGCTGCGATCGCGATTCGGCTGGGGGCGCGGTACCGAAACCGCACGCCCCACGCCTCTACGCGCACGCTACGAGAACGCACAGACCACGCCCGAGAACCAACGCTCCTGGTGGGCGGTCGATTATCTCTCGGCGAAGGCCGCGAACAGTTTCCAGGTCCGCCGGATCCTCCGAACACGAAGCCGCCATGAAGTTGCAAACAACCCCATCCTCTTTGGCGTGGTCCACTCCAACGCTGACGACCTCATCGACACCGGCCCGACGATCCAGGTCTACACCGACAACGCGAAATACAACCGTCTTGTCGAAGGCTCCTGGAAAGAATGGTGCGAAGAAGTCGGGTTAACGGAGAAGGTCCGCACGACGAAGCTCGCGAAGTCGGTCGACGGTGAAGGGTTCCTCATCACGAAGACCGTGGAGGACCTCGAACACCCGGTCAAACTCTACCCCTGCGACGTCGAAGCCGACCAGATCACAACCCCAGTGCCGAAGAACATCGGCGAGCTGTGGGTCGATGGGCTCGAACTGCACCCGGTTACCGGAAAGCCGACGCACTACACGGTCTTGAAGACTCACCCCGGCGATTACTTCTTCCCCGATTTGAACCCGCTGGCAACCGAGCGGATCCAGGCCCGGCACGTCGTCCACTGGTTCACCCAGTCGCGGCCCGGCCAGGTTCGCGGTGTGCCGATCTTCACGCCCTCCCTCGACCTCTTCAGCGAGCTGCGCGCGTACCGTAAGGCCGTGCTCGGCGCCGCGGAGATCGCGGCGGACTACGCCGCGGTGATGGAGCAGGACCGCGAGGCCGGGGCCTACCCCGACGACGACGAGGACAACGACGCCGAGTACCAGGCGTTTAGCCGCGTGCCGCTGTCGCGGAAGATGCTGACCGTGCTGCCACCCGGCGGCAAGATGAACCAGCTCGACCCGAAGCAGCCGACGACCACGTACGAGATGTTCCAGGAGAAGTGCCTCGGCGAAGCGTGCCGGCCGCTCTCCTACCCGCTCAACCTGGCGCTTGGCACGTCGCAGAAGTTCAACTTCAGCTCGGCGAAGCTCGACCACATCAATTACCGCAACTCCCTTTCGATCGAACGCGACCAGTGCGCGAAGATGGTGCTCGAACGGATCTTCCGCGCGTGGTTTGAAGAAGCGGTGCTCTGCGGTGCGATCCCGGCATTCCAAGGTCTCACGGTCCCACCGCACGAATGGCACTGGCCGGGCTACGAGCCGCTTGACCCAGTCACCGACGCGCAGGCCGATCACGAACGGCTCAGTAACGGCTCGGACACGTGGCAACGGTTCTGGGCACGCCGCGGCCTGGATTACCGCGACGTGTTCCGGCAACAGGCCGCGGAGCAAGAGGAAATCGACACGCTCGGCCTCCAGTTCGGCGAACCGGCGTCGAAGACGATCAGCGAAACGCAGGACCTCACCGACGACGGATCCGGCACGCCGCCCAACAAGGCGACCGCACACCGCCAGTTGTGGCGGAACTTCGTTCGTGCACGGGCGGCACTGCTGCGTGCGACGAAGGACGACAACGGCCAGGAGCACGACGACAAGGGCCGGTTCGGCGAGGGCGGCGGGGGCGGGGAGAAGGACGGCTCCGATAAGGGCGACAAGAAACCGAATCCCGAACATGCCGAGCATCACGACCGCTGGCGAAAGGAAGACGACGAGGTCGAAACCAAGCGTGAGAAGGAAGACGACGAGGTCGAAACCAAGCGTGAGAAGGAAGACGCGGTCATCGAGAAATCACGCCAGAAGCAAGAGCAGCAGACGGAGAAGGAACTCGCCAAAAAGCATGCTGCCGAAAACCGCCAGGTCGAACGCGAGCGTGCGGCCGAAGACAAGAAGACCGAGCGTGACCGCAGCCAAGAAGATAAGAAGGTCGAGCGGTCGCGAGAGAAGGAAGACGACGAACTCGAACGCGAGGAAGAACGGGAGCGGGAGCGGGTCGGCTACGGCGACAAAGAAGAAGAGATGTATGGCCGCCAGGAAACCGAGGAGAAGTCACTCAAGGAAAAGCACGAGCAGGCTCACGAATCACTCAAGCGTGACGTTCTCGATCGGGTCGAGAAGGGCGAACTGACGGCGCCGGAAGCCCAAGAATCGATCGACGAGCAAAGGCGAGTGCAGGAACGGGAACGAAAAGAACTCGTTCAGAAGCACATGCAGGAAGAACAAGACCTCTACGAGACGTTAGAGACCCCCAAGAAGAAGACCGAGATCGAAGACCAGCGCGACGAGGAAGACGGGGATCGCGAAGAACGCCGGTCAGAAGAAGACAGCAAGCGAGAAGAAAACCGGGAGAAGGAAGACGAAGAGCGCGAAGAACGCCAATCCAATGAACGCTCCAGCTTGGAGCGTAAGTGGGAGAGGGAAGACGAAGATCGCGAACAACATCGATCGGAAGAAGACGAGGATCGCGCCAGCAAGAGGGATCAGGAAGACGCCGAACGATACCAACAGCGCAAGAACGATCAGCCTGGCGCGCACGAGGCTTACTACGACGCCGACAACCACAAGCGGCACGGCGACACGAAAGCCGACGCGGCGCGGCGGGGGGCGGTCCATGCGCATTAACGCCGCCCAACGCGACGAGCCCAAAGCCTTCACCGCGGCCAGCGGTGTCAAGGCCGAGATCGCTGAGCCGACCGCCAAGTCGAAGTCGAAGCTCGCGACCTTCTCCGGCAACGCGTACACCGGCGCGGTGATGAAGCCGGAAGGCTGGTGGCAAAACATCATCGTGGATCTCTCCGGCGTCCGGCTCGGCTCAAAGAGCCGGCCGGTTCTCCGGCAGCACGATCACAACCAGATCGTCGGCCACACGACCGACGTCAAGGTGACCGAGCAGGGGATTGAGATTGCCGGCGTGTGCAGCGGCCAGACCGAGCACGTCGCGAAGGTCGTCGATCCGGCGAAGAACGGGTTCCCCTGGCAGTTAAGTATTGGGGCTAACCCGGTTCGCACGGAGTACCTCGAAGCCGGCGAGACCGCGACGGTCAACGGCCGCGAGGTGTCCGGACCGCTCACGATCAGCCGCGAAACCGAATTAGGTGAAATCAGTTTTGTTCCGCTGGGAGCCGACGGGGAAACCTCGGCCACCGTCAGCGCTTCCACACGAAAGGGGTACACGCCCATGTACCGCAAAATGCTCAAGGCCGCGAAAGCCAATGGTTTGAAAGCCGCGCAAAAGTACGCGGACGAGGACATCGACAAGATGGATGAGAAGGAAGCCAAGGCCGCACTGAAGAAGTGCATGAAGGCCGAGGACGCCCCGGAAAAGAAAGTCGATGCTGACGACGACGAGGACGCCGACAAGGCGAAAGCCAAGGCTCGCGCGGCCGACGATGACGAAGAAGACGACGACGAGGACAAGAAAGCCGAAGCGGCGGCTCGCAAACGCGTCCAGGCGGCGCGCACGGCCGAGGCGAACGAGGTTCGCCGCTGTGAGGCGATCCGCGCCGCGGGGGCGAAGCAAGGCGTCACGCAAATTGAAATCGCCGACGACAAGGGCGCGAAGAAGAAGGTCAACCTCATCGCCCACGCGATCGAGGAAGGCTGGACGATCGAGAAGACCGAACTCGAAGCCATGCGCGCCGCACGACCCGGCGCAAGCGCCGGCGGTCCACACTTCCACATTGTCAACCGGCCGGAAGTCAACGACGCGGTTTTGGAGTGCGCCGTCTTCCAGGCCGCCGGCGACAAGTTCCAGTTGTTCGATAACGAGTTCTACCGCCGCGAGGACAACGACCGCGGCCGGATCAGCCCGCGCGAGCAAAAGCGGATTCAGGCCGAACTCAACGCCCGGTATCCCGACCAGGTGCAACAGGCGGCACACACCACGTTCAAGGGCCGGATCGGACTCCAGCAGCTCCTGACCACGATCGCCGCGGCCAACGGCTACCGCGGCAGCGAAGTGATCCGCGACGACGGCGACCTCGCCTCGACCGCGCATTACTGCATGATCCGCGCCGACGGCGCGAGCACCAGCTCGCTCGCCAACGTGCTCGCCAACGTACTCAACAAGAACATGCTCCAGGGCTACCTGTGGGTTGACGGTGCCTGGAAGGAAGTTTCCTCGATCGGATCGGTCAAGGACTTCAAGCCGACGAAGAACATCAATCTTTTCGGCGACTTCGAGTTCCAGGACTTGGGCGCATCGGGCGAGTTGAAGAACGCGTCGATCCAGGACCAGGCGTTCTCGAACCAGGCGAGCACGTCGGGCCGGATCCTGACCATCCCGCGGACGCACATCATCAACGACGATCTCGGCGCCCTCACCACCGTGCCGATGCTGATGGGCCGCGGGGCGGGGCTCAAGCTCAACAAGGCGTTCTGGACGAAGTACATGAACCCCGGCAAGGACGACGGCGGCTCCACCGACTTCTACGCGACCACGCACACCATCACCGGCGCGGTCGGCAACGCCAACTACCAGTCGGGTGCCGGAACGGTCCTTTCGTCGACGAGTCTGAACGCTGCGACGGTGCTCTTCGACAACCAGGTCGACCCACAGGGCAACCCGCTGGGCATCGATCCGGAGATTCTGCTCTACCCGCCGAACCTGGACAACACGGCGCGGGAACTCATGAACAGCGAGTACATCATCGCGACCGCGCTCGGCTCGACCAGCTCGGCCGACGTGCGGCCGTCGAAGAACATCTGGCAGGGCCGGTACCGCCCCGTGAAGGCCCGGTACTTGAACAAGTCGGCGTTTACCGGCAACAGCACAACCGCCTGGTATCTGCTCGCCAACCCGGCCGTGTGCCCGGTGATCGAGGTCGTGTTCTTAAACGGCCAGCAGACGCCGACGGTGCAGACCGCCGGCCCCGACTTCCAGTTCAACATGCTCGGCATCACCGTGCGGGCGTTCTTCGACATCGGCGTCGAGAAGCAAAACTTCCGCGGCGGCGTGAAGTCGGCCGGAGCGTAATTGATCGCGTGATTGAGAACCCGCACATGCGGGAACTGGCGTGGGGTGTGCGTGGGGCACGCCGGGCTTTGTGGGGGACGCGGCGCGATGCCGCGCCTGGACGGATGGCCCGGAAGAGCCGGTTCGACTCCGGCCGCGTCAGCTTGACCGAAACGACCAGCGCGGCGCGAAGTCGCCGCTCGCCTTCTGGAGATTGCAATGGCCATCAGTGAAGCTCTCGCCCGGCAAACCGGCGAGACCGTCGATTACACCCCGGACGCGGATATGTCCGGCGGCGAAGTCTTTCAGTTGAAGGACGGCCGCGCGGCCTCCATGCCCGGCGACATCCTGAGCGGCATCCTGGGTGCCGCGGACGTCAAGACCGGCAAAATCTTCCGGCTGCCGAAGACCGCGTCGATCGCGATCCTAAACGGCGGTCGGGTGTACTGGGATCACAGCGCCAACAAGGCGCATTACAAGAAGGTCGACGACCGGGACTTCTATCTCGGCCGCGCCGTGGGGGACTCGTCGGAATCCGACACGACCGTCGACGTGGCGTTCAACATCGACCCGCGATACGACATCGACCTGCACAACGATCCGGCCCTCACGGTACTCGTCGGCACGCCGGCGGCGCTGGCCGTCTCGTTCAACTACCCGCGCCGGCTCGGCGGCTCGAACCTGTTCTACCTCTCGGCGACGAGCGAGGCGCAGAAGGTGGATTTGATCTCCACCGACGGCTTCGCCAAGGGCGCCAACGCGATCGTAGAATTCGCCTTCCGCGTTCCGGTCGGCGGGTCGGGTTCGGCGTCGGATTACTCGATCGGCATCGCCAACGCCACCCACGCGTCCGACGCGGATACCATCGCCGACAGCGTGTTCATCCACCTCGACGGCGGCAGCACGAACATCTACGCGGAATCCGACGACGGGACGACGGAAGTCGCGGCAACGGATACCACGATCGACTTCACCGCCGGCACGACCAATACCGTGCGCGTGGAAGTCTGGTTCGACATGCGCGACCCGGCCGACGTGCAGATCTACGTCAACGGCGCACTCGTGCTCGGCTCGACGGTCTTCAATGTCGATGCCTACGCCGGGCCGTGGTACCTCCTGTTCCACCTGGAAAAGACGACCGGGACCGAAACGGCGGACTTCATCCTCGACTGGATGCGTGCCCGCCTCGGCCAGCAGTAAGAAACACGCCCGGCCGAAAGGTCGGGTGACCCGACAGAGGGCGAGCGCCCACGCCCCTGTCGGGTTCTTTTTCCGAACAGAGTTCGCCCATGTCCGACGCCGCGCAAAGCCGATCCGGATCGAACGTCCGGGTGACCGCCGAAGCCGCGGTCGCCGTCGGCGAGTTGCGGCAACTGGCATCAGGCCAGGCGGGCGTGTCGGCCGATCCCACACTCTCGTTCGAGGCCGGCCAACGGGTCGACTTCAAAACCGATAGCCAGTGGGTGATGCCGAAAGCGACCGGCTTTGTCGGGCTCGACGGCGGGCGGGCGTACTGGGATTACTCGGCCGCGGCGGTGACGTTCCGCAAGGTCGGCGATCGGGACTTCTACCTGGGTCGGTTCGTCGGCGATTCGGCTTTAACCGATACGACCTGCACGGTCGCGCTCAACGTCGACCCGGCTTATGACCTGGATCTGGCACGCGACGCTTACCTCTCGGTCCCGATCGGCACGCAGGCACTGGGGGGATTCCTCCCGCCGGCCCGGCGCGGCGGAACGATCGGCCTGGTTCTGTCGAGCACCAGCGAAGCCCAGAAGGTCGACGCGCTCTCCGTTGACACCTTCTCGAAAGATGCCAACGCGATTGTGGAGTTTGCCTTCACGGTGCCATCGGACGGCGCGGGGACCGTGGTCGACCTGTCGGTCGGGATCGCCAGCGCGACCCACGCGACCGACGCCGATTCGATCACGCAGCACTTGCTCATGCACCTGGACGCCAACGCGACAGCGATCAAGTTCCAGTCGAAGGACGGGACGACGACCGTTACGGCGACCGACTCAACGAAGACCTACACGGAAGGCGCGGCGCTGGCCAATCGCAAGGAAGTGTGGTTCGACATGCGCAACCCGGCCGACGTGCAGATCTACGTGGACGGCGTCAATGTGCTGCCGGCGACCGTGTTCAACGTGAACGCCGCGGCGAGCGAGTGGAAACTCCTCTTGCACGCCGAGAAGACCAGTTCGACCGACACCTACGAACTCGACCTGCACTGGTTGCGGGTTCGACTGGCCAAACAGTGAGGCAGCATCATGGCCGACGAGAAGCACGAGACGCCGGCGGGACGCATCACCGCGGCAATCACGGACCTGAAGCCGCACGCGATCCCGCCGGTGCTCGCGAAGGACGTGCTCGCGGTGATCGCGAGCATTCCCGAGCACAAGCAGAGCAAGGTTTCGCTCGCGCTCGCCAAGGGATGCACCGGCGCGATCCAGGGCCTGCCCGAGCACGAGGCCGGCGAGAAGCTCGTGCACATCCAGGCCGGGGATCTGCGGACGTTGCTGGAGGCGGCTGGTGGGAACGCTTAGTGACCGAGGTCGGGACGCGCTCACCCGCCGGCAAGAGCAGGCGGAAGGGGTGACCGTCACGATCACGCGGGGCGCGGACACGATCACAATCACCGCGGTACCGGGAGAGACGACGTACGGTTCGCGTGCCGACGGCGGGCCGCGACTGGAGATCGCAACCCGGATCTACCTGGTCGACGTCGCGAAGTACGTGTTCGACGGGCAGACGACCACGCCGGCGATCGGCGACCGGTTTTCGGAAACGATCAACGGCGCGGAACTCGTGACGGAGTGCCAGACGCCGGAGAACGGGGAAAAGGAATGGCGGTACAGCTCTCGCTGGCGATCGCGGTACCGGATCCACTGCAAGAAGGTGAATACCTGAGCCATGCCGACGTACACGCCAACGACGCCCACGCTGGCGCTGTGCGCGGACCTGGCCGACGCGGTCCACACTGCCTGGAACCCGGTCGCGCCGTCCGCGGTCGACTGGGACTTCTTCCGCCGCTACGGCGACGGTGAGGACCGGCTGACGAAGCTGGAAGGGCGTCAGGTCGTGTTCTTCCCCACGGAAGACTACGACTGGCAGAACGAGAACCGCGGGCGGGACCTCTACACACACCGGATCTCCTGCCTGGTCGTCGAGCGGTATCTCGACCCCGGGGATCCGCCCCGCGACTGGACGGCCGAACGCGTGGACTTTGTTCACACCCGGATCGTCAAGGGGCTGCGGTTCACCCGCTCCGGATCGCCGAGCTGGAACCCGCTGCTCGTGACACTCGGCGGCAGCGTTCAGATATGCGACCTGGAAAAACTGGTGACCGGCGGGAAGCTCTTTTACTCGCTGGTCGCCCTGGAATTCGAAGAACTGGTTACGCCGACTTGACGTCGTGAGAACGCTGCCGGCAGCGTTCTCACGACATGAACAGAGAGGTTCGCCCCAATGGCAGCAGCAACCAAACTCCTGACCGGCATCGGCGCCGGCACGTACGCCAACGGCGGCACGTATGGCTCGCCGACGTGGAACGATCAGACCGCAATCAAGAGCGTGAAGCCCGCCTACCCGTGGGACTTCGCCGAAACGCTCTCCCGCGCCACCCCGATCAAGCTCTACGGCAAGACGCTCGTCGAGCTGTCGCTCCAGGTGATGATGCGCGCCGACCCTGCCGACGCGATGTACGCCGCGTGGATCGACGCCCACTGGTCGCGGACAACGGTACTCGACCTGCTCGTCTTGAACGCCAAGATCACCATCGAAGGCGCCCGCGGCATTCGCGGCGAGTTCCTCGTCTCGCTCTCCGACGATGCACAGGAGATCGAGGGGAGCATTTACAGCACGTTCGATCTGAAGCCGACGCTCACCGCCAACGGCTACCCGAAGTCGGTGACGATGGGCGCGTCCTCGACCCCGACCTTCACGACGATCGCGGTGTGACCGATGGGCGCACTCGGCTTCGGCTTCAAAGCCATGAAAGGCAGCTTCTTCGACGCGGAGAAGATCGCCGACGACGCCAAACGATTCGACCGCAAGGTGAAATCGAAGTTCGGCGCGTTCACCCGCCGGACCATGAAGAATTCGATCCAGTACGCCGACGGAATCAGCGCCCCGGGGAAACCGCCCTTCGCGCACCGTCAGAAGGGTTTCGGCCGGGTGAAGGTGAACAAGAAGACCGGAGTGAGCACGCATCAGCAGCTCTCCCCGCTCCGCGAACTGATCTTCTTTGCGCTCGACGAGTCGACGGATTCCGTCGTGATCGGCCCGGTGGAGTTCGGTAAGGGCGTGGCGGATGTGATCGAACAGGGCGGCACGACGACATACACGGATCCGCGAACGGGGCTGAAGAAGTCGGGCAGCCGGCGCCCGCACCCGTTCGCCGAACCCGCGGGCGAGGCCGAGGCGGCGAAGTTCCCGGACCTGATCCGCAACATGGTGAAGTGAGGTGAGATCGTGGCGAAGTTCCGAGACAACAAGAACCGCGAGTGGATCCTGGAATGGGACGTGTTTCTCGCGGAACGCGTGCTCGCGGGGCCGGGCTTTAATCTCGACACCTGCCTCGAAGAGAACTTGAAGGGCCTCGTCGACCTCAACCGCAACTCGCCGCTCATGGCGCGTGTGGTCTACCTCATGTGCGAGGACCAGGCGGACAAGGCCAGCGTGACGCCCGAGGACTTCGGCCGCTCGCTGGGTGGCGATGCTCTCCAGGGGATGCGCAAAGCGTTCATGGAGGCCGTCGCGGATTTCTACCCAGCCCACCAGCGGCAGATCCTCCGGGCGCTGGTAGCCAAGGGCGAGGAAGTAGCGGAGAAGGCGGCGAGGCTGGGGGTGAAGGAGATCGAGAGGCACGACCCATTCGCCTCTGTTACGAGTTCGCCGGCTACATCGGGATCGACCCCCGCGCCCGAGGGATGACGCTCCGCAAGCTGACGTGGATGTACCAGGAGAAGAAGCGGGTCGAAGGCGAATTGACGGCGTGGATGGTGTCGATGATCTGCGCGCACATGCCGTTCGTGAACGCCCGGTTGAACCCGCGATCGATCAACCCGTACCGCGCTCCCGGCGCGGCGCGGAAGATCGAAGAGGTGCGGAACTTTATTGCGATGCGCGGACTGGCCGCGCTCGCATCGCTGGGCAAGGATCCGGAGCCGTGACGTGGGGAAGTCCAAGGACATTCGCGCCGGCGGGGCCTTCTATGAACTGTGGGGCAAGGACGGATTGTCCGGCGTGCTCGACAGCGTCAAGAAGAAGGCGATCGCGTTCAACGCGTTCATGTCGAAACTCGCGACCCGCGTCGGTGTGGCCGGCGCCGCACTCACGACCCCGTTGACCGCGCTCTTCAAGGGCGGACTCGACCGGGCCGCGGACCTCGCGCGACTCTCACGACAGTTGGGATTACCGATCCAGGTGTTGAACAAGCTGCAATATGCCGCGGATGCCGCGGGTGTCTCGCTCGACGAGGTGATGAACGACTGGACGGGCCGATACTCGGACCTGGTCGCCCGCGCGCCGGGGATCGACCCCAAAGACGCGCAGGAAGCGGCGAAGGTGCAACTCGAACTGGCCGACGCCACGCGGGCACTGCAACTGGCACTCTTGCCCCTGGTGCAGATCGTCAGCAAGTACGTGTCGAAGCTGGCCGAGTTCGTGAAGAACAACGCGAGCACGGCCAAGACCGTGCTTGCCGTTGGCGCGAGTCTCGTTGTGCTGGCCGCCGCGATCAAACTCCTCACGATGGGTTTTGCCGTGCTGGGGCCGGTCGCGACGGTGGCATGGGCCGCGGTGACCGGGCCGGTCGGCTTCCTGGCCGTGGCCGCACTGACCGGAGCCGCGCTTGGCGTGGCGATCGCTGGCTGGGTCGACGACTTCAAGACGCTCGGAGATGCCGGCCGCGCGCTGGGTAAGACGCTGGGCACCGCGTTCGGTGGCATCAAAGACGCGCTGGAGAAGGCCGATATCGGCCTGGCCTGGAAGATCATCGTCGCAGGACTCAACGTGGTCTGGCTGGAGTTCGTGGAGGCGCTCACCACGACGTGGGTCGGAACCAAGATGATCGTTCTCGGCACGTGGGAAAAGATCGTCGCCGGACTCCAGATGATGTGGATCGACTTCACGACCTGGCTGCAAAAGCAGTTCAACAACATCATCGACGGCTTCCTCGCCGCGGCGTCGTTCCTGGCGTCGCATTCCCTCATCCCCGGCGGCGAGGGGTTGGCGAAATCGATCAACGAGGCCCGGGAGAGAAACGCCGGCGCCAATGCCGCACTGGATAACGACGCGATGGCGCGGAAGAAGGCGCTCGTCGACGAGATGAATCAGAAGCAGCTGGATCGACTCGACGAACTTCGCGGCCCCCAAGAGGACCTCGCCCGCGCCAAGAACGAATTGCTCAACCTGCGGCTTCAAGCTGCCGAACCGGCGCCCCCCGGCGAAAACCCGTTCACCGAATCCTCGCCCCTCAAACCCGGCCTGCTCGGCGCCGCGTCCGTGAAAGGGACCTTCAGCGGCTCGGCACTCGGTCAGCAGATCGGCGCGAGTGACCAGGTCGTGAAGCAGACGGAGTTGCTCAAGGCGCTCAAGGACGGGAAGGGCCAGCTCCCCGCGGAGATCGCCGGCAAGCTCGCCCCGGTCGTCGAAGGGCTGTTCAAGATCCGGTGATTTGAGTTTCGAGAGTAAAGGTTCGCCCTATGGTCGCCCCGATCTGTGTGGAAACGCCCCGTTCGCGGAAGTGGAGAATGGACGCTGCGTCCGGCGCCATGACCCGCTCCTGGGTCATTCTGCACACCGACGACCGCGACGAGGTCCGCGAGCTGCTTCTAGCCAACAACCCGCTCTACTTCCAGGGCCTCGCCCGCAAGAGTTTCGACGTCGATTCGCTCGGTGCCCCCGATATGTGGTCGGCCGACGTGCTCTACGGCGTCTCGGCGTTTCCCGAGGGCCTCAAGCCCGACGAACTGTCGTTCAAGATCAGTGCGCAAAGCGTCCATATCAATCAATCGCTGGAGACACAGTACGCGCTGCGTGTGGGGGATCCCGATGCCAGCGGTACGGACCTCACCGTGGACAGCGTGGACGCGGACACCGTCACGCCAGACGGGTACACCCCGGTAATCGACGACATTGGCCTGCGGATCAAAATCACCGGTGGCGAGGACTGGGAGACCGGCACCTACACGATTCAGGAATCCGGTTCAGGAACCTGGAAGCTCGACCGTTCACCGGCAGCACTCGATGCCACCGGAGGCGAGTGGTACATCGTCGGCTCGGCCCCGGACACCAACGGCGCAATTGGCGTCGATCTCGACACCGTGCACGGCTGCGACATCCTCGTGCCCAAGATGGAATGGGTCTACAGCCGGCAGCGGGGATCGATGACGTTCGAATATCTCCGCACCTTGCGGAGCCTCGTCGGCAGAACCAACGACGCGGAGTTCTTCGGGTTCGCCGCCGGCTCGCTCCTTTACCTCGGCTGCGAACCGACATCGGCGATCGGCACGCTCGACACCGGCGAGAAGTTCGTGTTCTGGAATTTGGCGCACTCCTTCGCGCAGGAAGAAAACAAGAACGACCTGAAAGTCGGGCCGTTCACCATCCCGCAAAAGAAGGGCTGGGAATACGTGTGGTCGCGATTTGATCCGACGCTCGCCGGCGGGCAGCTCACGCGCAACCCGTCGGCGATCTATGTCGAGCGCGTTTATGAGCCTGGAAATTTCGAACTTCTAGAAATCGGCAAATAGACCATGCCACCGCCACTTTCCAACCTGGGGCCGGGCGACCAGATCCCGCGGGATCAGGAGACCTGGAACGCGCTCATGGCCGCGGGCCGGAAGGCACTCGGCCGTAGCGGCGGCAGTTATGGCGCGACCTCTTTACCCGGCGGTCCAACGGTGCCCCAAATCACCGCGTGGGTGCGCAACGACACCGGCGACGATCTCTCCGCGCTCACCGTGGTCAAACTCAGCGACCCGCTCGTCGACGCCGAGGAGCTGCCCCACCAGGTGCGGGCGCAACCGGCCTTCGCCGGCACGACGCCCGACGCGGCGAGTAATGCGTTTGGAATTCTGCTCGATGCGATCCCCGACGGAGACTTCGGCCGCGCGATCGTGCTGGGCTGGGCCGTCTGCGATGTGATCGTCAACGACAGCAACCACGGTTACGCCGTGCCCAAATCCGGCTCGACCTCGGCACTGGAGAGCGCCTCGACCGGCCCGGCGAAGATCGTCCACAAGTACGGCACGACGGGCACCGTGCGGGCCGTAGTCCTGCTCCAGGGCGACGGCGGCGTCGGCAGCAGCGGCGGCAGCGGCGGCTGCGGGTGGGTCGCCGGTCTCACCGTGGACGATTGCCTCCGCGTGTCCGTCATTTCTGGGGAAGGCCGTTGCGGATGCGTAGACACGGAGCAGGCGGAAAGGAAGCTCACTTCGACCGACGGCGAGACGTGGGGCATCTCCCTGGGATCGATTGGCACCGGGACCGGGTGCCTTGACGGCACGACACTGCCCGACGCCGGCACTGTGAGCGGCCTCGGCGGGGGCGGCTGTGCGATTGCCTCAGAGCCGACGCCGATCACGCTCGTCGAGCCGGGCCACTGGTCCACGTCGGGCGGCTGGGGTGGCGCGACGCCGGAAGGTGGAACGACGGGGGATCTCAATCTCCAGTGCGTAGACGGCGCGTGGACGTGCTTCTGGGACATCGTGGGTGGCCCCGTGAATGGCGTACTCGTCTCACAGTTCTGCTTGACCGATGGCAACGGCACGCCCACTGCGCTCATCGTGTTTGATTTCACGGTAGCCAGTCCCTGCGAGTGGGTGGGCCGACTGAACTTCCAGTTCTTCCCCGACGCGTGTGCCGGGACCGAAGGTCCGACGATCAAGATTTGCGAATCGGATGTGCTGTTGACGTTCGAGAAGAATTGCTGCGGTTTGCCGAAGTTGACGCTCACGGGTTTTGAGGTGGACGAGGCGTGCTGCGGGGAGACGTTCGCCGCTAGCGTCGGGGTGACGGTGGTGAAGGACGGCACGACGTATACGGGGGATTGGGATGAGAGCGGCAACGTGTGGAGCGGGGGGTTGACAAGCCCGCCGCCACCGCCCCCGCCGACGGCGGAATGCTACCAGAGAACTGGACTGGGCACGACGTTTACCCGCATCACTCCCGGAGTGGATCAGTGGAACGACGGCAGCGGCTTCCGTGAACTACGCGGCCCGTCGATGCTGGGCGCGGGCAATTGGGAGTATGTGGACGTGGGCGTGTGTATGAGTACGTGGCTCGCGAGCGCTTGGGATGGGACGGGCTGCAAGACCTTCAGCAGCGGCGGCTCTTGCACCCCGAACACGGTGGAGATTTGCGTTGTGTCGTGCCCGTGATTATTTCGGCTCGACCTGGCCGAGGAGCGAAACCCGGCGACCGTCCCGGGCGATCAGGGTGACTTTCATTGCCGGCTTGCTGGTTTCGCCGTGGGCGAGGATCTGGCTCTCCTCGCCCTCCGTGGAGACCGCCGTGAGGGTGCCGGAGTAGGTATCTGAGAATCCCGCTCGCTCCGGGTTTCCCGACGGGACGGTGACCTCGACCTGCCGATAGGCAGCCGGTTCGCCAACCCCGGAACCGGAAGGGCCCTTGGAGTCGCGCACGAGCCAGCAGACGCCGAAGCCACAGGCGAACACGAGCACCAGGAGAGCGACTTGTTTCACGGTTTGGGCCTCGGAAGTGAACGGTAGCAGGGTATTCGCTCGAACTACGCCGAAATTATGCACCGACGGTTTAGCCGGTGCAAGAACGATTTGGTGAGGACATGGCTTTCACGGGGACACTTTCCTGCTCGGGCGATCAGTGGACGGCGACGCTCAACGATGAGGGCGTTGTCACGGTCGTCCCGCTGTCGCCAATCGGAGACAACCTCGTCGGCAGCGCAGGCGGCTACGATGTGACGATTCCCAACCCCTGCCCGAAAGCCAAGCGGGCCGTTCCCTACGAAGCGGCCTTTGTCTCCTGTTCGTGCAACGAGGTGATCTTTTCCATCGGCGACCCTGCGCTCTGCACCGACCCAAAGGCACCGGGCGGGCCATGCAAGAACACCGCGCTCATCAAGGTGCGCTGGGATTGTTGCGGGGACTTCGAACCGGGCTGGTACTGCGTCTCGCGCACAGGCGGGGGCGACTGCATCCCGGTTGAGTTGAACGACGAGGACCGCTGCGACCCGGACATTACCGTTTGCTCGGGACCGTATGTGGATGAGGCGGCGGCGGCAGTGGTGTGCCCGTCCCTGGTCGGAGGTGAAGACTGCTTTGACGAGGATGGGTTGATCAGTCCCGCGCCGTGCTTCCCCGGACCACTGCTCACCGTTCCGCCGGGAGAGACGCTCTACTGGCACTTCGAGGCCACGCCGTCTTCGTTCTACCGCCTGGCGTTCGACTACCTGTTCGTTCAGAACAACTTCGTCATCACGATTTACACCAAGCCGGATTGCGTGGATTCGGAAACGGCGACGCAGCAGGCCATCTACACCCACGGCGAGGGGGGCGAGGAGGAGGGGGTCGAGTTCTCCTTCACCACGGGCGGCTCCGACACCTGCATTTGCGTGAAGATCGAGAACCTTCACGACCCGGAAGATCCCGCTAGCCCATCCTGGCTGGCGTACATCGACCTGATGGAAGGTCCGGAGTGTGAGCCATGAGCCTGCGCGACATCGTGAAACGCACGCGCGCCCGCAAGAAGGCCGGCGCGAACCAGAAGTACCCAGAACACGCGGGGAAGGCCAAGCGGGGGACGCCGGCGACGGCCGCGAAGCCTGCGAAGCGGTCGCTGAAAGTGCTGCCGAAGTGTCCACACGAAGGCGTCGTGCTCGTGCCCTGTGAGAGCTGCAACGGCGAGGCCCGGAGCGTGCGGGACTGCGAGTTGCATGGCCAGTGCACGCGAGTGGATACGGGACGCGACGATGTGAAAGTGTGCGCGACGTGTGACGATCACCCCGCGCGGAAGAAAGCTAACTGACTCAAGAGGTATCGCCCAATGTCAGCGTTCACGAAGTTCCACAAGTTCAGCTTGAACCTCGGCAAGGCGCGGTTCAACTTCAGCTCCGACACGCTGAAAGTTGCGCTGTCCAATACCGCGCCCACCGTGGCCACGGACGAGGCGATCGGCGACATCACGCAAATCGGCGCGGGCAACGGGTACAGTTCCGGCGGCGCGACTGTCCCCGATGTGCAGTGGACGCAGTCCAGCGGGACGGCCACGCTCACGGGCGATGCGGTGGTGTTCACGGCGTCCGGCGGCTCGATCAACACGTTCCGGTATGCCGTCATCTACGACAGCACGACGGGCTATCTGATGGGCTACTGGGACTACGGCTCGACGGTGACGATCACCGACGGCAACACGTTTACGGTGAACCTGAACAACGACCCGACTGATGGGACGATTCTGACCGTGTAACCAAGTGGCCGCGAAAGCGGTGGGGGGCCGAATAATGGCATCCGCGCGAATTCCGTTTAACCGAAGTTCCGAGTTGGGCCAAAAGCTCAACGAGATGGTCAAGCAGGGCGTGGCCTACCGCAAAGCGGCGGAGGAGCTGTACCGCATTCTAGCCAAGTACTCCGACGCGCCCGGCGACATCGCGACGGATTTGTCGGGCAATGGCATCACGGTGAGTTCCGGGCAGGCCAGCACGATTCGCGACCTGACGCAGCGCAGCGCCGCGGAGACGGCTGACGTGGTGCTAACGGGTCAGGGCATCACGCAGGGTAACGAGACGAATACGAAGGTTCTGCTCGACACCCTTGGCTAGCGACTGGTGAACCGTGCCCATTACCGACCCCACAGACATTGCCGGTTGCATACTCTGGCTCGCCGCCGATGACATCGTCGGTTTGTCGGACGGCGACCCGGTTTCGACGTGGGCCGACGGCAGTGGTGCCGGTCGCGATGCCACTGGCTCGGGTGGATCGCGGCCGACCTACCAGACCGGCGAACTCAACGGCCGGCCCGTCGTGCGATTCGACGGCACCGACGACGAGATGGCCACCGCTTCCGTCGGTGTGACGGATCTCGACTGCACCATCATTGCGGTTCTCTCCCCCGCGAACACCGACGCGGGACGCTCCCCGGTTTTTGTGGGGAATGACGGCGGGGGCAACGGGTACGGGATCGCGACCTCGACGGGCGGCGGCGCGCCGAACGAGATCGGACGGTTGCGGGGCGGTATTGCATGGGATTCGACAGGGACGGCGGCGACCACCGGGCCGGCGATTTATTCACTGGTGCAGTCGTCGGGATCGTGCGAGGTGTTTCTCGACGGGGTTTCGCTCGGCACGTTTTCGAGCGACCCCAATAACCCGACCTCGCGAATTACGCTGGGCAATCACCGGGTCGGAGTATCTAGCGCGAACTGTTGGGCGGGCGATATCGCCGAGATTGCGATTTATGACTCGCCGCTTGATGCCACCGACCGCGGAGACGTGGAGGCGTACCTCACGGCGAAGTGGTTCGGCGGCGGCGCAACCGATACCCCACTCGACGCGCAGCCCGGAACGCTCACGCTCGCCGGTGCATCCGCGACGTTCGCGATCGGCTTCGCGGGTTCGCCCGGCACGCTGACGCTCACCGGATCCGCGGCGGGGTTTGATTGCGGCTTCGCGGGTTCACCCGGCAGTCTCACGATCAGCGGGCAGGCGGCGACCTTCGCGCTGACGCTGGTCGCTTCGCCGGGTGCGCTGACGCTGACGGGATTTGCGGCCACGCTTGTTGATAGCGGCGCGGCCGAAGCGGTTCCCGGTGGCGTCTTCCGCCGGACGCTGCGGACCTGGTCGAGAACAATCGCGCGGCAGCCCGTGACACTGGACCGGACCTTTAGCCGGTCGCGGCCGACCCTGAAACGCGTGTGGAGGTATGACCCAATGGCACTGGCAACCGAAAGCGGCGAGGCCCTGATCGCTGCGGAATCCGACGATCGCGAATACGGATTCGACTGCTCGCACGCCCCGGAGCTGGCGACCGGTACCGGAATCACGATTTCCTCCGGCGCGATCCTCGGCGGCAGCGGTCTCTCCTTTGGCACCCCGACGGTGCTCGCCGCGGACTTCGACGACATCCCCAGCGGCAAGGGGCTGTCCGTGCGGATCTACGACGGCGACGCCGGGACCACGTACAAGCTCGCGATGCGAGTCACGCTCTCGAACACCCGAACTTTTGTCGTGCCGGGCCGACTGAAGAAAGTCGCCGATTACGACACGTGAACGCCACAACGCAACTAGGTGTCCACTTATCCAAAGGAATCGCCCATGCTTCGCCCAAGTGCCCTCTGTCTCCTGCTCCTCCTGCCCGCGATCGCGGCCGCGCAGGATCCGCCGAAGCCGACGCCGGCGTCGATCGACCAGCTTATCGAACGCGTGCTGTCCATTCGCAAGCAACGCGCCGACCTGGACAAGCAGGAGGCCGCGGCCGTCGCCGAGTTGAAGGCCCGGCAGAAGGAGCTTCAGGACAAGCTCGACCAACTCGGACTCAACACCCCCCCTGCCCCACCGCCGGACACCCGGTTGCGGGACAAACTCAAGACCGCGCTGGATCTGGACAAGGGACAGAAAGCCGACGTGACGCAGCTCGCCGCGGTCTACGACCAGGCCGCGACCGTCGCCGGCGACAAGACCATCACGACCACCAGCGAACTGATCTCCCGCGTGCGGGCGGTCTCCGACGGGCTGCTCGGCGACAACGCCCTGTTCAATCTCCGTGTGGCCGTCGGCGAGGAGCTGCTCGCCGCGATCGGAATGACTTCAGATGAACCCATCACCGACGCGCAGCGGAAACGCGCGGCAGACCTGTGGCGGAACACCGCGGCCATCCTGAAGGAACTGGCAAAGTAAACCGCGACGGAGCGCGGATCACGATAGACCCTGAATTCAACCAAGAGGAATCGCCCAATGAGTTCCGATCCGACCGAAGTTCCGCAAGCGAAATGGTACACGCCGCTGAAGCCGTACCTGCCCTGGCTCATCCGCATCGCCGTCGCCTTTGCGATCGCCGCCGCGACTCACTACGGCTGGCCGCCCGAAGTCGTCCAGATCATCAAGGAAGTTCCGATCGCGGTCGTTCAGCAGGACCTCCAACCCGAGCTGACGGAGTTCAGCCCCACGCAAGGCTGGATCCGGGACGCCGACGCGATCGCCGCCAACCTGGACGAAACCAAGACGCTGCACTTCGAACGCACGCCGGCGGGCAAGGTGGCACTCGGCGACGAGGACGTGTTCCTGTGGCGCGCGGTGCGGAAGGTCAACAACCGCGGCCCGCCGTGGTATCCGAACGTGAACCAGGAGAGCGTCGGTTGCTGTGTGGGGTGTGGCTGGAAGCATTCCGCGGACATCGTCCAGGCGACCGCGATCGCCAGCGGCAAGCGGTTCGAATGGAAACCGGTCAGTGTGGAAGTGATCTACGCCGGCTCCCGCGTCGACGTCGGCCGCGGACAAATCTCCGGCGACGGCTCGATGGGCGCGTGGGCGCGGGAGTGGTCGCAGTCGCAGGGCGGTATCGCCGCCATGCAGAAATACGATTCGGTCGACCTCTCGAAGTTCAGCCCCGCGCGTGCCCGCGACTGGGGCCGGCGCGGGATCCCGCCCGACGTCGCCGCGGCCGCGAAGGAACACCCGGTCAAAGGGTGCGCGCTGGTGAAGTCGTGGGCCGACGTGAAGCGTGCAATCCAGCAAGGCTACCCGGTCGCCGTATGCAGCGACCAGGGTTTCACGATGGGACGCGACGCGACCGGCCGCGCACGTCCGCAAGGTTCGTGGAGTCACTGTATGTGCATCTGCGCGGTGAGGACCGCGGCCGACGGTCACACGGAAGGTGCGTTCATTTTGAATAGCTGGGGCGACAACGCACACACCGGCCCGGTATGGCCGGAGGATGCCCCGGTCGCCGGATTCTGGGCGGATGCCGCGGTCGTCGATCGCATGGTGAAGCAAGGCGATTCGTTCGCCCTGGCTGACGTGGCCGGATTCCCGGCAAGAAAGGTTTTGCCCGATTGGTTCGTGAGGGAAGTGCAGCCGGAGCGTTTCCGGCCGCGCGATCCTTTTGTCTTCAAACGTGAGTTCGCCCAATGTTCACTCGCTTTTTGAATTTCGTAATCGCGTGTTTCGTGCTCGCGATCTTGGCCCTGTTCGCTCGCGCGGCCGAGCCGCCCAAAAGTGAATGCCCCAAAGAATGCGAGATGCGAGCGAAAGCCGCGTTCGCATTCGCGAAGGAGAAGGCCAAAGCCGAAGCGAAAGCCGCGACGACCACGGCTCCCGCTCCCAAGCCGAAGACGGCCGAGCCGAAGAAAGTCGGCTGCATCTGCGGCGATAACTGCCCGTGCGCCGCGGGTGATTGCCCGGCGAAGTGCCCGGTCGCCAGCGGGATCGCGGCCGTGGGGAAACTGACGCCGCCGAAGCCGGTTGTTGTCGTGCGGGCGCAGCACTACGAACGGCGCTGCTTCAACGGCTCGTGCTACTGGGTTTTGGTCGACGACTGATTCAGGGGTCGCCCATGTTCGCCCTGCTCTTGCTGCTCGGCCCCCCGGACCTCGCGAGGCTGGGGGCCGACGACTGGCATACACGCGAAGCCGAAGAGCTGCGCTGCTCGAATTTCTTTCGGGCATTGCTGTTGCCGGCGTCTCATCCGGATCCGGAAGTGAATTTCCGCGTGAAGCGGATCCGGGCAAAACAACTTCGTTGGCTCGACCCTGAGTACGTCGAGCGTGTCACTTACCGCGACGACTTCCGCGCGTGGGTGAAGCTCTACCTGGTTACCGGTCGCACGCGGATCCACCCCGAAGATTTGTTCCACGACATCCACAAACAGAACTGGAAGTCAGATGCGATCTTCGGCGTGATGCCCAACATCGAGACGAGAGCCGGCGTCAACTACAACGGCTGGCTGCGAGGCGACATCATGGAAGGGGAATACGAAATCTGGTTACGGTTCCTCGACTACCACCTTCACCGCGCGCCGATGCCGCGCGAAGTCCTCGATAAGTGAAGTCACTCCACGCCCATTGGAGAACATCATGGAAAGCTGGCAATTAGTTTGGCGACACGGCTTCGTCCCCGTCCTCTCGACCGCGGGCCTCGAATCGCTCCGCGATGCGATTCGCACCGATGACCCGCGGCTGATCCAGGGCAGCACGACAACCCCACCCCCGCTGATGGCTGTGCAAGACTGGCCGGTCGAAGCCGCGTGCGCACTCGGCTTCTGTGGCTGGCAAGGCGACGACCTGGAATCCGTCGGTCAGGTCGAAGCGTTCTTCGCGCGGGCCTGCTTCGAAGCGGATCAGCGTTTGGGTGAACCGGCCGCGTGCCGCTGGTTCCTCAACTGGTTTGATGACTCGCCCCGCGACGAAATGCGGCGTGAACTGCTCGCGGAAGTCGAGAAGGCACTCGCCGAAAGACAACCCATCGAAGCGCCCACCGCGGCGTGAGACTCGTTCCCCATCACCACAAGTAAGGAGTTCGCCCAATGACCTTTGCTCAACTGGTCGCGATTCTGTTCCAGATCTTCGGCCCCATCCTCGCCGAGTGGCTGAAGCAGCTCCTCGCGCGTGAAGGCCCGCAACTCTCCGGTAGGATCGTCGGCATGACGTCCACCGCAATCAGCGATTGGTTCGCGAATATCCGCGGCCGGCTGTCGTGGTACGAATTTGGGAAGAAGGCCCGGCTCGCCGTCCTGGAAGCCGTGGCCCTGAAGCACGCGACCAGCATCGCCGCGGCCCTCTGGCACAGCCGATCCGCCCCGCAGCTCGACGGCGACGACCACCAGGCCATCGCACAGGCGTTTTAAGAGTCCCAACCGTTCGAAGGCGGGGGCTTTTGTCCCCGCTCGCCCACTTTCAGCGGTTCGCCCATGCCCCAAAAGCCTAAGAAACCAGCGCCGGAACCGGATGCGCGCAAAACTCGCGCATCTCGGAACACCTTACGCCAACAATCTAAACTAAGTCAGCCCGAGAAGGTTGAAGGGGGAGCCGATGCGCGTGTAAATATTGCCTGCCACGAGTCACACCCGTCGCCCGCGCCTGCCCCAAGCCCAACAACCTTGTACACAATCAACCGACTTCGCGAGGACTTCCTCGCCGAAGCAGGGATGCTTGTTCGCTCCGGCGAGCTGAAGGACGTCACGCTCCGCGGCTACGAGTACCAACTCGGGAAGCTCGACCCGTTCGGCGAATTCCCCGCCGACACACTGCGGGTTCACCACCTCCACACGATCCCGTGGACCAACGGGTTCGTGCGCATCTTGAAGCAGCTTTACAAGTGGGCCACCGACAACCGCATCATTCCCGTGGACCCGTTCGAGAAGACGAAGATCCCTCCGTGCGGGCGGCGAGAGCGGGTGCTGACGCGCGGCGAACTCGCGAGGCTCTACCGGGCCGCGCCGCGGGCCTTGCGGGTGCTGCTCTTCGTGCAGCTCCGCACCCTCGCCCGGCCCGGCGAGATCCGGAATCTCACGTGGGGCCAGATCGACTGGGAACGGCGCGTGATCGTGTTGACGGAATTCAAAGCGAAGGCGAAGCGACGTGACAAGCTCAAGGCTCGGTGCATCCCGCTCCACAAGACCGTGCTCCGGCTGCTGCGGAACCTGCACCGCAAATCACCCGATCCGTCCGACGGCGGGCGAGTCTTCTACAATCAGCGGTTTCACATGCCGGTGAGCCGAAGAAGAAAAGCACTCGTGACGGAGCGGTGTGGGCCGTGGAGCGCCAACGGCGTACGATGCGCGATGCGCAGGGCGCGAGTGGCCGCGGGACTGATGGACGGCGGCGAACGCGTCGTCTGCTACACACTCCGGCACACCGGGGCAACCCAAATGTGCCGGCGGAAGATCGACCTGAAGCACATCGCGGAAGTCATGGGCCACGCGCGGACGACGACAACCGAGCGGTACACCCACCTCGACACCAAAGACATGGTCGCGACGATCGACGAGCTGTTCGCACGGCCGCGAACAAAGACAGGGTGAGGTCAAACCTCGGTCGGCGCGGCCGCGAGTGCCGTCTCCCGGATCCACGCGGCGACTTTCTTCCCCTGCCGGCGGGCCACAAGCCAGATCCGGGTGTAGTCGGCGGGATCCAGCCAGACCATCACGGCCCGCTTGCCGAGCTGCTTCATGCGTTTGGCACCCCGGACGCGTTGCTTACGCTTCTTGGGAGTGTCGGGCTTGTCGTTGTAGGCCACGTTTTCACACCTCGAGTCACCCGGTTTTTGGTTCTCAATAACCCATCGGCCGGGGCCGTCGTGAACTTTCGCGCTTCCAACGTGCTCTTGAATGACGATGAACTGTGTGTGAAGTGTGGGAAACTGGGGTGTTCCGCCCGGAGTGCGATGCTATATTAACGCGGTCAGAGTAGCGACGGGCCGTAGCGCAGCTTGGCTAGCGCGCTTGCTTGGGGTGCAACCGGTCTAGCCGGTAAACTCTAACAGGCTTGGCGGGTTCGACTCCCGCCCGGTTCGTTGCTACTGACCCCTCATAAGGTCAGATAGCCACAGGCCCCGGCTGCTCGAACCAGTCGGTTCTTGTGCCCCCACCCTCGACGCTTGCCGGGGGTGGGGGTTTTCTTTTTCACCTCAACCGCTCGCCCACTTCACGACTTCGAAGATGAACCAGCCCCAGCGTAAGAGCAATTCACCCCATCGGTGGAGCTGCTCGGCGCGCACGATCGGCGCGGACCGGCTGCTTCCGGTCTTGTCACGGTTCGGGTTTTGACACATAGTGATTGAGTCTCCAAGTCGGCGCAACGGTGGCCTTAGAAACAACCGTCTCGCTGGTTAAGGGATCCTGGGGCCGCGGACCAGTTCCGCGGCCTCTCGCTTTTCACCATCCTGATCGGGACACGATTGCATCCTTCGTTGAGTCGAGGGAACCTGCAACTCAGGTCGGGGAACCACTCCCCGGCGTTGTGCTTTCTACCACATCGAACCATCGATTTAACTGGGAGAGTTAGTTTGTATCGAGCGGAGTTCGCGCTCCGCGAGGTTCAGTGCTTCAGCGGTGATTATGTCCGGACGCCGGCACCGATGCCGGTTAGCTTCGTCCGCTGCCACCTGGTACAATCATCCCACCACAGCCGGCGCAGGTTGCACTGCATGGCTGAACCTCCTGCCCCTCACGCCCGGTCGAGTCAGAGTCGCATCAGAAACGGCCCGGAGCGTGGGGCGACGTAGGAACAAGAAACCCCGGCAGAGGAACCACTCCTCTGCCGGGGTTCAGTTTTTCAGAGAGACGCCGGCGTGTCGATGAAGTGAAGTGAAGCGGCAGTGAAGTGAAGCGGCAGTGAAATTT